ATTGCTTGTTGCGTAGTCGTTAGTACCGACAGTAGCACCATTGAATGCACGACCCAATTGGATCAAGCTAGTGTCTACTTGCTTGGCAAGCGCATAGCCCGCATCAGCAGTATAGAACTGGCGCAAGCTGTTCAAGGCTTGGGCTTCAACGATGTCCTCAATAAAACGTGAGTATTCAAAGTGTTGGTTGATGTTAACCAAAACTTCTGTCTCAGTATCTGCAATCAAGGTGACGGCAGTAGAGGCGGCTTTTGCAGAAGCTGAACCACGGGTAGGAGCGGGAATGTGAACAGTGTCACCTTTCTTGCCCTTGAAGTTCATCTTCATAACGATGTTAGCCAATACAAGGTTTTTCTTGTAAGCGGCTACGATTTCATCACTCCAAATTTCTGGAATGAATGTTGCTGCGGTTGTTACTGTTACCGCTGGTGTTGGATATGCCATGATTAAATCTCCTAAAGTTTAACGAACTCGACCTTCTTGATATGCCGCCATAATTTCTTGACTTAAGGCATCATAACGATCTGGGTCTTGCATTTTCAGCCGAATAAGGTCTGCCCTTCGGTATACCTTCTTTGATGATTCACCAGAACCACCTACATCTACACCTACTGCTTTTAAGTTTTGTTTGCGAGTTACCTCGCCCTCATCACTTACTTGCTTCTGTTTAACAGAACGTAGCTGTTTATAGGTCGATAGCAATTCATTGGCAGAGTCATAATCATATCCCGCATCGGCTTGCTCAAATAACTTAATGCGAACAGGGCTAGACTTCACCCAATTTGCAAAATCTTGATCTTTAGCGATGTCGCCAAAATCAGGATGTTGTTGCGCCAACCTCTGCTGAATTTGTGCCTTTTTCATCTCAAGAGTCGCCATGCGAGCCGCTTGGATGTCAGGGTGATTATCAACAGTCCTCTGAATTGCCTTCTGTGGATTCTCAAAGAAATCTACTTCAGGCTCTTCCTGTCTAGTCTGTTGTCGTGAACCAAGGTTCTGTTTGATGAGTTCATCGGCTAACTTTCTGACCTCGCCTACTTCTTGTGCTTGCTTTCCAATTAGCTTTTCAGCCTCTTGGTGCATCTTCACAATCTCGTCTAAACTTTTATCCCTGTATTTCTCAGGAAGTTCAGGCTTTTGCTCGATCTTCTGCTCTTCGATCTCTAACTCGCCCAACTCTTCTTTGTCGTCATCAATCAACATACTTCTTTCCTTTTCCTGCCGTCAATCGGTTGTAGGAGATTCAACTCGGCATTATTGCTTATGAGTTGAGTTTGCGTTCAGCCTTTAATTTATCCAAATGGCTTTTCTCGAACTTCCCATGCGATGATGGAAACGCTCCAGACCACCCTTCTAACTTAAAAGCTGGCGCAGATAAAATGCGATGAGATTCCTCACCACACTCACACACAAGACTTGTTGACTCATAATCAACAAATCTCTCTGTCTTATGCCCGTTTATACAGGCAAATTCATACATTCTTCTCATTTAAGTCCTCAAATGCTCTTTCGCTGACTTGTTTCAAGTTTTTCAGCCAAATAAGTATAGATAACTCACCTTTTCTGAATTGTAGACTTTTTTCATCTGCAATTGTTGAAATATTATTCAAAGGTTCTATCATTTTGTCAACATCTTCCATCAATTCTACCCACCCTTGAGTGGACATCATTGAGAAGCGTTCCTCATAATAGCGTTGAAGCTCTGGATTCATGCTCTAGTCATCTGTTTTTCAACAATCTTAGCCTTGTTCTGAATATCAGCTTCTTTAAGCATCAATTCAGCCACTTTGACACGCTTATCAAACTCTCGTGAAGCCAAAGCGTCATCATTTGGAAGGTTTTTGGTGTTAGCCGCCATGCTCTTTGCTTGCAACTCAATAGGCATCAATTGCGCTTCTGTTAACAACTTCTGAGCCTCTGCCTTGTTCTGCTCTGCTTGAGTCGTTTGGACAGCAATCTGAGCCTGTGCCAGTTGCATAGCAAGTTGTTGTTGCATCTGAGCCGCTTGTTGAGCTTGTGGATCAGCTACAGCCATCTTATCGAGCATCTCAATCAACTCAAATCTGTTTGACAGAGAAGAATTAGCCATGATGCCCTTCAAAATGATAGGCAAAACAGGTGTATTAGGGCCAAGAGTCTGTAACAAAGCGATAAACTGTTGTTGCTCATGCTCTCTAGCAATGATTCCGAGTGCAGCCGTGGGAATAAACTTCATGTCCACAGTAGGATAGCGCTCAGGGTCGAACTGCATATAGCGGTAGGCAGCTTTGGTGATGAAGGGGATCATAAAATCCTCTTGGAAGTTCACCAAGGTACGCTTGTACTTCTTGATAATCGAGGCAGTAGCCATCGAAATACCACCCTGACCCGCATCTCTAGAGACAGCAGTAATCATTCCCTGAGAATCTAGAGTGCCTGTTGCCATCAAAAGCATACGCTCAAACTCTTTGGCAGTTGTCAGGTTAGAACCATCAGTATTGCCGAACTTGAACGGGAACAGAATCTCATTAGGATTGCCGTTTGTCAGGATTGCTTTGCCTGGCTTTACTTCAAACTTAGCACCACGGGGTAGACGGGTAGCATCCATAGCCATCATTGGGCTAGTTGTCAGGGCTAGAGAGTCTAAGTGTGAACGAACTTGGGCATCTATAGCCTTTTGTGAGTTGTAAGCCTTCTCAACAGTACCACGACCCAATAAGCGATTAGGAACTGTATCGTCCTGATAAGCAAGGATTGGGCGGTCTTTCATCATGTATGGATTGGCTTCTGCTTTGAGAAGCGTTCCATCATTGGCAATCACGACAATTGCTTCGACCAAATCGGAATACTCATCTTGAATGGTGTCTTCAGGGAAGAAATCCTCTACTTCACCATCTTCGTTTTCCAACTGTTCTAGGTACTCACGGGGTACTAATCCATAGTAAGTCAGGAGCTTAACTTTATCGTCTTCGTACTGGGAGACCTCTTGGGTAGGCTCTAAGTCTGTGTCCATAGAGTCAGTACCCACCTTTACCTTGCGGTAGATGCCTTCTTCTTGACCTTTAACGATCTTGTGGATGGAGACATACTTCTCAATAGCCACACCCATACAGTCATCAATAGATGTTCCATTAGGGTCAAACAGGAAGTTACGGGGGTTTACGGGAACAATCTTAACGGCAATTCTGTCTTGCTCTACCACTCCGATAGCGGCTTGTCCAATTTGACCAGGGATTGCTTGAGTAGCGGGAACAAAGACTTTCTCTGTTTTGACAACAATCTCACCAATCCCTGTCCCATAAATCTCAGCCAACAACTCAATCTGGTCAATAGACTTGCGAATCTTGTCTACTTTGAAATCTTCCATGAGTTGTGCTTTGATGGCAGCAACATCGAGGGGGCTTCCGTTAACATCACGAATATCGTCTTGAATGTCAAAGAACTCACCCTGACCAAAGATGGCTTCCATGATCTCGGCATGGCGTGTCTCTACAGCTTGTTGGGTAGCGGGTGTAACGATTCGGCTACGCTCGGAGTCCCTAGTCTTGTCTTGGGCATCCCACTCACCATTAAAGATGCGCTCGTACTCTAGCCAATCATCAAGACAGTTAACATCTCTCCAATCCCTCCAACGATCACAATGGTTAACAACAAAGTTAACTATTTCCTTGTCGGACTCGGTTGGTTCTTGATATTCCATGATTGTCCTTTACCTACCTTGAGAAGCGGGTTGTTGATTTTGTACTCTTTGAGCTTGATCTAATAAAAGCATTAGAGATGTTGCAATTGTAGGGTCAATATGCTCTGGAGCAAATCTTTGTGATCCAGTGTTGGCAAATGCGGCATTTTGCAACCCAAACGCCAATCCTTCGGTGCTTGTTGAACGATAACCTTCGCCTTGTTTAGCATATTCAGGTGCTACACTTTTTAACCAGTTTGCAATCTCAGGTTTGCTAGAACCAATAATCTTTTGAAAATTATCCATAAATTGTGTTTCTAGTTCGCTCTTATCTTTTTTTGCCTTAACTTCGTAATATTGCTTTATCAATTGTCTTTCAGCTGCATGAGTCATTTCATGGGTAACTGTAGGCACAACTGTACTTGGGTCTTGATACTCAGAAAACCTGTTTACTTTTAAAATGCCTCTATCTGGTACTTTGCCAGAGCTAAAAAGACCTGGCGTTACAAAAGAACCTAGAGTGTTGTCTCCTAGAAACTCTCTTTGCATTTGAGGCATTGATCTACGGCTCATCAAGTAATTTGCAAGCGTCTGATACTCTGGGTTATCAGAAGCCTTTTGCAAAATCTTTGTTAAAGCCGCATCCATTCTTATACCCCGCTAATAATATCTACTGGTTCCCACTCCTCGGAGTCATCTTCTTCCATATACGAAGTGACAGCAAGTTGGTCAATGTAACTGAGGGAGTCAGGTAAGTCATCATGGACTCCTTGTGCAGGGAACAGGATTAACTGGTCTACGAACTCATCCCAATCTTCTTCCGAATTTAACACAATTCTGCCATGCTCGAACCTACCTTGTAAAGCCCAGATGATTCTGTCTGCTTTTTTTCTATTCCCATGCGTCAAATCTATGATGTGGGCATAGGTGTTGTTCTTTCGCATCAGGTCGCTTAGATAGGGCAAAACAGCGTTCTTTAGCGCCCCCCTCTCTATCCCCACAGATAAAGGGCGGTAGTCCCGAATAGCTATCAGAATCTTAGAGGCGGTCTCACGGATGTCCCAACGTCCATGTTCAATCTTCTCAACAAACCACTTCCCATCCTCTGTAACCTTCACTATCGAGATAGCAGACTCATCCAGACGCTTCTTAGAATTGGCTGCTTGTTTGGCAACTTCCTCGAATCCTGCAAGGTCAACAGCGATGTAATAGCTTCCATGTTCAGGCTTTACCCCGTATTTGATCCACTCTTCCTTAAAGATGTCAGAACCCGCATTGGTAAACGAAGCCATGTATTCTTGTTTAAAAGCAAAGGTACTGAGGGTTTTCTTGGCGCTTTCTATCTCTTTTTGGTCAATTAATGGGTTATCAGCAGTCGTGAAGTGCCAACTCTTCCAATCAGGATCATCCTCTGACTCGCCCAACTTAAAGGTATCGTAGAACCAGTTGCGTCCCTTTGGAGTGCCAATAAAGAGTGCTCTCCCCCGTTTATCAGACAAACTGGCTCGAATGACCTGTTCCCATGCTTCGGGTTTAATGTCAGCTACCTCGTCTAGTACGGCATAGGTCAAGGAGACTCCACGAAGGGTATCGGGTCTATCCGCACCCCTAACGTATATCCTAGCCCCGTTTATCAGGGTAATGTCTAGATTATTCACATGGGAAGACTGAATAACCTCTCTGCCAAGGTCTAGCAGTAAGTCCCAGATAATCTGTCTTGACTGTCCCATAGTGGGGGAAACGTAGAGAACCGCAGAGCCTTGTGGACACTTGAGTCCTTCAATGAGTAGGGTAACTGCCGCCATACGAGACTTCCCACATCTACGCCCAGCAGCCACAACCTTAAACCTTGTTTTGTCAGCAAAGACCTGTTGTTGCCAGGGCAATAGAGAGAAATTGAGATCAGCCATATTTAGCCTCTACATCTTCAGGTTGTTCATCAATTATGGTTGGCTCTTGTCCAAGTCCTGTGATATTGATGGTTACAGCACTTCTCTGACTCTTGTCCTTTTCAAACAAAGAAACAGGTAGAGTCCTATCAAGACACATCTTTAAAGCTACTAATTGATGGGGATGGTCATCATTAAGGGCTATCTCTATCACCTTCTGAGCCACATCCTTACCTCCACTCCTAATCATTAACTCCTTAAGCTCCTTGAGCCTCTGGTGGTCTGTCTTAGGCAATACGGCAGGTGGGTTGTCAGCAAACCTCTGTATGGTCATCTTTACTGAACCCTTTGGTCTGCCACGACCTCTTTTTAATGTTTCCACTTTTTTCCCTTTCTAGGAAGTGATTGGTGATATTACCATTTTGACTTTTTCGGTATAGGGGGTGTACCACAAATATCTACCAACCCTACCCACCCCCTCCCCCCCCCATCTTTCTCTACAGCATAGGGCTTCTACTACTGTCTATCTATACAGCTTAGGGTTTACCCTCATGGTTATCTATACAGTACTGTCCAGGCATACAGATCAGGGTTTACCCTTACTACGTTATGTTAAGTTGTTATGTTAAGTGAGAGAGAGACGGATGCTCCTATTTGAAGGGACTTGTTTTATTGTTTGGCATTGTGTTCCCTTATCCGTTCCCTGTTGATTCCCTCTTACTATCCCTTACTAGTTCACTTGGATTGGGGCTATCTGTTGTTCCCGACCTAATATTTAAAATACTCAGATCATCGCCTGGTCTAAACCCTTGATTGTGAGCTTCACTGTATAGGTCTAATACGTTCTCAAAACCCCTGCATAAATTACCCTTTCCCGCCGCCAGCAAGATCATTCGTTGAGGGTCTGATAGTGTTCTTTGAAAGTACTTCGTTTGAGGGTTTGAGGGTCTGCCCATTTTTTGCCTAAAAATTGATTTATTTAATTATTGCACACAATAGTTCTCAGGGTAAATACTTATAGGGTTTTAGAGGGGTCAATAGAATCAACAAGTTACAGCAACTGGCACGAATCTTTTATGCTTATATAGTGAGAGGGTAGATTTTTACTCTCTCTTTTATCAACTCTAAAGGCGTTAACATGACAAAAACTGACTATCTAACAACTCGCAGATCAATTCGTGACAATGGTTTGCGCTATACCACCCACCATGCACAATGCACAGGCAATATTGCAACACTGACAATTTGTGACTTTGTGGCGAACACAATGCGACTTACTGACTGGCTATCCATGCGACAGTCGTTTGCACGTTCTGAGAGGTCTTCTATAGCCTTTAAATTGACTACTTCAACACATGGAAAGGTCTAAACCATGAAAAACAACTATTTCCCTACACTTTCCGCAGCCCTCGAATCGGAAAACCTCACCCATGCATGGCCTTGTACACCTATTGCATATGGGCAAACTATTGGGCTTACCTATGATGACGGCTCAAAACATGGTTATTACATTTCCATATATAGAGACGAAAGGGGCTTGTATGAGCGCCCAATACACTATAAGAGGGGCTAAACCATGCAAGATCAATTTTTAGACTACGCTGCAGCCCTTGCAATAGCCCTTGTTCTTTGCATAGGGTTACTTGATTATTTTGACGTTTTGGTCAAATAACTAGGGTTTGTCCCTATTGCCTAGGGGTTTTGCGCCCCTAGAATTCTAATTTTTAACTGTCAATAGGTGTTACATGATCAAAATTTCAAATACTTCAAAACTAAACGCTCGCTCATGGTCATTGCAAGCTTTAGACACTTGCCCTGGTTCATGGGCTGCTCCTGGTGAACTAGTAGATGCTTGCAAAGGCTGCTATGCCACTACGGGAAATTACAACTACCCCAATGTAAAAGCCCCTCGATTATCTAATCGGGAGGATTGGCAGCGTTTGGATTGGGTGTCTGACATGGTTTCCGAATTAGATTCGGATCGCTATTTTCGCTGGTTTGATTCGGGAGACGTTTACACGCTAGGTTTGGCGGAAAAGATCCTAGAAGTAATGATTCAAACCCCATGGGTTAACCATTGGCTGCCTACCCGTATGCATAAATTTCCCAAATTTGCTCACGTTTTCGCACAAATGGAAGCTTTGCCAAATGTAAAAGTGAGGTTTTCCAGTGATTCTATTCAAGGGGAATATATCGAGGGTTTGCATGGATCGGTTATTGGCCCCGATGTATCAACATTTCAAGCAAGGGCTGGGGTTCAATTGTGCGAAGCTTATGCACATGGGGGTAACTGTAACGGCTGCCGCGCTTGTTGGTCTAAAAATATCCCGTTGATTGCATACCCAGCACATGGCCAAAAAATGGCCCGTGTTATCAAGTTAAAACAAATTTAAAAGGCTAAAAATGACACAAATTGACGCATTAACCCAATGTTTAATCTTGGCGCTTACCGCTCCCAATGATAAAAAAGCCGATCAGGCAAGCGAACTAGCGGAAAAAATAGCTTTCGGGTTATCAGTTGACCAGGTTGAAGCTTGCAAATTTGAAGCTTTAGAATTTGTGGGGTTTGAATGATTTATGCAACGATAGCCCTAATTCTCCGAATACTTAGCGGGAAACGCTAAACCCTCAAGCCCTCTTAGGAGGGTTTTTTTACGTCTGGCATAGTTGATATGGACAAGCCCTAGAAATCGGCTTAAAAGGGGCTTTTAGTGCCTTTGGTGGGCATTTCCTCGCACAATCTGCGGATGGTTTCATTCAATGCGTCTATTTCATCCATCTTGTTTATAGCCCATGCCCGTTTTTGCCCATGCCATCCCATTACTGGGTTGCGATGGCAATCAACACATAAAGCAATGCACGTATATTGCAAGCCCTGTTTATAGTGATGAGCTTCGCTCGGCCCTGATGCCTGGCAAACTGAGCACGGGAGGTTTTTCACCCTTGCAAGGTGTAATCTCTCTTTGGCGTTCAATTTGTTGTTCATTGGGTAGCTTTTTGCTCAATACGGGCGCTATATTGCTCAGTTCTCCAGCACTCGATTCGGGCCTGTGCTGCGGTCATTAGCCATCGATACTTTTCTTCGGTTTCTACGGCTTCCCTGATACCTTCGAGTATTTCGATGTATTCATGGTGGGCATAAGCGAAGGTTTCTTGCTTTCCTAGAACTTCAGTCCCTGCCTGGCTCATGAGTTGAGCTTTTCGGCTTTTCCTGAATTCCTCAAGATACATTCTGTCGGCTTTGGCTTTGGCATACAGTGGTGCAGTGTCGATCAGGTATTGAATGGCTTTAGTTGGTTCGTTCATGTTATTTCAACCACTAGGTTTCCGTTTGATCTGATGTAATCTTTGGTCTTTTGGATGTATTTCTCAAAATCTGACCTTGGAATGCTTGATTGTTGAAGGTCTGCATATTGGATTAAATCCCTTACTGCTTGGATTCCCTCGCCCGATAAACCCATCTTCTTTGTGTTTTGATAGCGTTCGGATGCTTGGTGCAGTGCGTCTTGTGCTTTTTGGCAAACAGGTAGGACTTCATCTTTTCCGATGTTGTTTCTTGCCATTGTTTCGGATAGGTTTAAAACGTCAACAAGGGTTCTCCAATCGTGGATTGTCCCTTGTCCCTTAGTCATTGCTTCTAGGGCTGAATATTCCATAATTCTGAGCTTGTCCAACTTATCCCTTTGAGTGATTGAAGCACCAATAATCCCATGTTGAATTGGGTCAATCAGTGCCCAGACCTTGCGCTTGGTCTGTTTTCTCATACATCTTCGGTTTTATAGTTCAGTTTGTGATTCTGAAACCGCATGGCTGCCTCAATGTCTAATTCTTTGAATTGTTCATCAGAAAATAGCCCTATGACGTTGCGACCCTCAAACCAAACCTCTTTGATTGACTCGTTATAGGTTGTCTCTCCATCGTTTTCATACTCGTAAACTACTGTTACGACCTCGCTACCTGCACCAATAGTTGTGTCAAATTCCCATGTATTTTCCATTTTGGACTCCTGTTAAAAATTTAATGTTATCAATCTTTTTCTGTTTTTCTACTAGGACTTACCCTAAGTCTTCCTTAACCATTACTTCTACTGCTGGAGTTTCTGCGTAGAGTTTTGTAATGTGTAGGTTAACCACTTGTTTGTCATCTAAATAAACAATGTCATTCATTCCATCTAGGAAGCACTTGGCTATGTTGTCAATGTCAGGCTTCTTTGTTGGCTTGAGTATTCCTTCGAGGGCATCTTTTCGCTTCTGCTTTGAAAAGGATGCGGGTATTCCAGTTCTGATATAAATTGCTACTGTTACAGGGGTGTCTAGGGCTTCTGAGCTACCCATTGCTGCCTTTGCCATCATCCTGATTTCATCTTCATAGGTCTTGGTCTTTTGTGGACTGTACGTAGAAACGAAATTCCCTCTACGGGCAAACCTTGGGCGACCCTTTCCTACTGGTTCTCCATAGACTATGTACATAACCATGAAGCTCATAGAAGTGTCCCATCTTTAATTCTGTTCATATATTCCCTTATGCGATCTCTTGCGCCAGTGCCATAGATTCTTTCGGCTCTCTCAAGTCTGGCACGAATGAGATCACGATTCTTTGACCACTCCCAGTTGCGATAGAGTTCCCTAGCCTCTGCTTGTTCAAGGATTACTCTGTCGCTTGGGCCTTGGATATTACGCCTACTCCAAATCACCAGTTAACTCCAATGCTTTGTTTATCAGGTGTATCGGAAATGGTACGCCCTCTTTTACTTTGTCTAACAGTCTCATTGCATCAAAGTGGCTCATAGTCATTCCTTTTATGCTTCTCAAGCCATTGTTTAGCCTTCTCTTTGGCTTCTAGGGCTGCTTGTTTATCGGCTTGGGTAGATTGCTTCTCGATCTGCAAAACCTCTTTGATTGGGATGTGTGGCCCTTGGTTGCACAAATTCCTAAACTTGATGGCGCTCGGAATAAACTCTCCCTCTAGTTTGGCAATGGCAAAGTCCATGCTTGGGCGGTATGTCAGGAAACGACCTAGTTGGGTTTTCCATTCTTGTCGCACAAACTCTGGGTCTATGCCATCAAAGTGGCGGTTAAATGGTGTCCCAAAGATAGCCATCATTCTCGCAAAGATGTAATCTAATCCTTGGTCTGCTGTACAGAAATCAGTTTCCGAGTAGTTTGACATTACCACCTCCAATTAAGCCTCTTGTTAAACCAGAAATAACCCGTTGGTTCATCTGACCTGTTTTGCTGAGATTCTTTTCCTCGGGCTTTAGCCACTCAGCTTGAAGACCTTGAGAACCTCTGGCACACCAAACAGTTAGGAAATCGCTAAAACTCATATTTGCTTTAGCCGCTTCATTCCTTGCACTGTTAACCACAGTTTCTGTTACGGGAGCTTTCTTGGCTTTCCTGAGTTGCTTCCAATCATCCCAAATTTGTTGGTCAACATCTGGTGGGCAAGCAACGCTAGTTGCTCTCTTCTCTACTTGGTTACTGGTTATTGGTTTATGGTTAGTGGTTAATGGTGCATCGTCACCCGATGATGTGTTCTTGATGGGTACATCATTACCCCTTAATGTACCTATATAAACATCTATGGACGATGCCAAATAGTGAAATATAAAGTCTTCTTTATTGACCAAATGCTTTAATGATGGGTTGTCCCTGATAAACGCACCATAAGCAGAAACTGCCTGATGTTTTCGGAATTCTGCTATTTCTTTGTCGGCACGAACATTGATAAACCCATTTTCTGTGGACAAAAAGAATTCGTTGAGGACTGTTAAAACATCTTCCTCGTGATCCCTCATGCCAATGTGCCTAGCGGCATCCCGATGCTTAATCGGTTGTTCATGGAGAAAATAGAAGTCAAGTAATCGCCTGTATGCCAAATCCTCATATAGTGAAAGATGGCGTGTGTGACTCATGTAGTCACCAATGTGAAACTTGTAGAAGTGCATGATTACCGCTTTTTTAACCACCCTTAAAAGGAATTGCCAGCAGGAGAAGGGTTAACTCTTTTCGGTTGGGTAGCAACTCCCGACCTAGCTGGATTCCATAATATCAAACTTATTCTACTTTGTAAACTCAAATAAATTGATTATTTGTGATTTCGTTTGTTGTTTCTTTGCCAAGCAATCGTTTAGCTTGAGAGTTCATAGAAGCATACTCAGCCTTAGAAAAGATGCCACGAGCGTTTCTAATGTCAAACGGGTTTAGCAGATCACGAGGCTCTTCTACTGGTTTATCCTCAACCATGTGTGGCTCTAGGGTGTACTTACAAACCCATGACCTACCCAACTTAATCTTTTCAACAGTGATTCTTTTCTTGTGGTGCAGATGTTTGCAAGCAGCCACAATATGTAGTCTAGGTATGCCAGTTAGGTCTTCTATTTGGTATGAAGTTAGCGATCCATTCTGTAATGCTTGAATAACTGATTCTTGTGTCATTTGTAAAGGTTCTCCAGGTTGATTGGTCGGTTTAGATGAAGTTCTAGCGTTCTGGCAAGCAAAGCTGTTACAGCCGCATCAAAGTCCTCTGGTTCGGTTGTATAAGCATCTGCCATTGTTTGGGCGTACCCATGCAAGGCTTCAGCGCATCTTTTTTCAAGTATTTCAGTTTTCATACGAGTAGCCTAGCATGATAAAAAAGTGATGTCACTAGGTGAAAACCCCTATATAAAAGGCTAAAAATGTGTGGCACATTACAGGTGTTGGGCATCCTTAAGCGTGAAGTCCATCATGCTAAACAGTTGCAATGCCATCGAAACTTGCGCCCAATGTGGGTTGATCTCAGCAACCAGGGACGAATTGCAAAAACGGACAACTTTGATAAACAATTGATAGGAGTAAATATGCCGATTCTTAATAGAAAAAAGGTCGTTGACCTAGAGATAGATGGAGTAGATAGCACAGATTTCCCAGACTTCTCTGATGCCTACTTCTCAAGTGGATGCTATGAAGATGGAACACCACTAACAGATGATGAGTTAAACAGACTCACCGAACTGGCAAGCGATGTTCTGTGGACAATGGCTTATGAAAGTTTCCACTAATGAAAACACTTTTCCAGTTCTTTGTGGAAGAGTTCTCAGACATCCACTACTGCCCCTATTGCCTGGCAATCAAGGGAGATAAAATAGTCTGTTGCCAAGAAGCAGACTTTATCGAGTTCAAGGATTTATATCCTGAACAACAAAAAGAGATTATTCAACAAGAGTTAGATGAAAATCAAAGGAGTTAATATGTCAATAGAAGCGTTACTGAAAAAAGATGTTAATTCTCATACAGAGAAGAAAAACAACCTGACCTACCTGTCATGGGCTTGGGCATGGCAAGAGGCTCTCAAAGCTGATCCTACCGCCACCTACAAGGTAGAGATGTTTGGCGACAAGTGTTTCATGGATATCAATGGTACGGCAATGGTGTTCGTTACCGCTACCATGTTTGGCAAGCCAATGACCTGTCAATTGCCTGTGATGGATTATCGGAACAAAGCCATCCCCAATCCTGATGCTTTTGCGGTCAATACAGCCATCATGCGGTGCATGACAAAGGCTTTAAGTCTACATGGCTTGGGACTCTACATCTATGCGGGTGAAGACCTACCAGAAGAGGGCAGATCAGTAGTGATTACACCTACTCAGGGTGCAGCAGACAACATTCCTCAAGAGGAATTACAGTACCTGCAAGAACTAGCAGTCGATCTGATTGCTATGTGCGAACAGGGTGACCCCAAGGCAGCTTGGGTAAAATTGGAAGAGCAGAACCTAGACGGGGAACAAAAGATAGCCCTCTGGACACTTCTGCCAAGCAAAGTGCGTTCATCATTAAAAAAGGCTAAGGAGCTGTAAATGGAAAAGAAAGATAACTCAGGCGTTTTGTTCAAGAACGACAAAAAAGAGTCAGAGAAACACCCTGATTACAAAGGAAATATCACAGTAGGCGGTCAGGATTACTGGCTATCTGCATGGATTAAAGAGGGTAAATCAGGCAAGTTCATGGGTTTAGCAGTATCACCCAAGGAAGACTATCAGCCCAAACAAGCCCCTAAGAAGGCAAGTTTTGAAGACAGCGACCTGCCCTTCTGAGTTAATATAAACCCGAGGGGGGAGCTGTGCAAAGGATTTTCCTAGCTTGCAGACGAGCAGTTTTCCCCTCACCCAATAGGAGTGAATGATGACATTAGATAAAACATGGTTTGGTGGTGCAGTAGAGAAATTCTTTGGTTCACCAGCCTTTAAGTTGGTTAGAAAAGAAGACCCTACAACGAGCCATCAGGCGGCTCAAGCAGTTGATACTACCAAGCTAGAAAGTCTTGTCTACGAGGCTATAAAGGGCTTTCCTGACGGGTGTATCTCAGACGAGATACTAGAGATGTATCCAAACTACCCATATTCCTCAATAACAGCACGATACAAGTCTCTGTTAGACAAGGGATTTATTGAAGTTACTGGCGTCAAACGTGGCAAATTTGGCAGAAATCAACGAA